TTATCATCAGGTAATTTGCGTTTAACTTCATACACTCTATATGTTTTTCCGTTAATCTCAATGACATCATCTTTCTTGAACTCTATATCAGCCTTTGTTTCTATCACACGTTTTGACTTGCTTATATCTACACCGCTTATTTTATACTTTGCACTTGATACATCTATGTCATCATATCTTATGTATGAATAACCTTGTGTATCAGGTATTTCAGTATCTGGCACATTATCTCTATTTTCGTAATACTTGGCTTCATACCATGTTGCTACTTTTGAATACATATTACCACTCCAAATCGTTTACTTCATGTCTTAAATCGTTTGCAAACTTTCTTGCATTGATGAGTGAACCTTCTATCTTGTTTTTAACTCGCGAAGGCATTTCTTCAAATTCTCCATACAAAAATGTTGCTGACACATAAGACACTACATAATTGATAAAATCTCTTCGCCAATTCTCATCAGTTGCTATCAAGTAATCCATGACATCTTTATCTATCTTTAAAGGTATTCTTTGATGTAACTCAATTTTAGCATCTAAACTAATACCTTTTACACGTTGTTTTGCATCTATTGAAGAAGGTGTTCCGCCTAATACTTCCAAATTATAACCTGTTATTGATTTGATGTAATCAAGTGTAGGTATCGCTAACTTTAAGTCTTCATCATATATTGAATTTGTATCTTGATATATTTCCATGTTTGCTCCTTTTTATAAGTAAGGGCTGGGCATAAACCCAACCCCATTGTTTAATCTAATTAAGCAGATAATGCGTGACCATAAATCGCTTTTACTTTATTATCTAATTTGTCATTGATACCATAAACTCTGTATGCGAACTCATCATTGTCGCCACTTTGATTTACTGATGCCGGAATATATTTAGGTGCAACATGTTTTAATCCTTGAATTAAAGCAGTTGGATGAACGATTAAGAAGTTGATTGCTTCTCCATCATTAGTAAAGCCACCCGCTTCTTGTCCTGATGTTGTACCATCATTTAACACGATTTCAGTATAAAATCTTGATTGTGGAACGATTACGATATCGCTAAATCTATCTAAAATCATTCTTGAGTCAGTTAATGGTAGGTCATCAATTAAACCTTTAATTGCTGTTGTACAATATAAAATTCTACCTTCCATTGGCACTTCTGCATTGTCCATTGCAGCAGTTGCTGTTCTTAACGCTGATTTAACTAAAGCACCTGTTGATAGTGTGCCTGTTGCAACATTACTTGCTGCTAATGCTGTTGCGTAATATTTACTAAATCTTACTGCATCAATTTCTGGAACAACTTTTGTTCTAATGAACTCTCCAGATAATGCTCCAAATGCTAAACCTGCTGTTTCTTGGTCATCCATTGCATCTACACTAAATTTACGGTTTCTATCGTAATCTGGTGTTTTTGTTTCCCATGTAAGCGATACATCTCCTGCTACGTAATTACCACCACGTGTGTGTGATGCTAAACCATCCATATCAATTTTTGGTACATGAAATGTTTTCCCGTTGAAACTAATTAAATCTTGATTTGAGTCTAATCTCGCTGTGAGTGACCCTTCTTTATATACCTCATCTAAAATAGGTACATATTCTTGCATTAATGTAATTGAATTTGCCATTTTTTAATTCTCCTTTTAATTTTTTAAACCAGCCATTGCTCTCATTTTTTTAATTTGTGCATCTGTCTGTTCTTTTGGTTTCTTTTCTCCGCCAATAACAATTTTATTATTGACCTTTGTTAAATTTAATCTTTCATATACTTGTTTTGCAGCCTCTTCGAATGACACACCATCTGCATCTTCTGTTTTCTCTTTAACTCCTGCTTTAGCAAGTACTAAAAAATCTTGTTGAAACGTTTCAGGCACTTTATATTTTGTAAGAACCAACGCTTCTTTTGTTTTTGTGTTTTCTTCTATCACCGAATTATATTTGCTTTCTAACTCTTGATACTTCTCGTTTGTTTGCGTATACGACTGTCTTAAACTATCTAATTCGTTTAAAGCACTAAACTTCTCTTTTGCATCATTTACTGACTTAATACCTAATTCGCTCAATATCTCGCCTTTTGCTTTGCTTGATGCACTTTGAACTTGCTTACCTACGAATTCATTAAACTCTTCTTCTGTTGCAAATGCTTTGAAAGGGACATCTTGTTTATCATCACCATCTGCGAATAATTGAATTTTCATTTTTAACATAATCTACTCCTTTAATAGTTTTCTGACTTATTAGGTCTTTTTTTGTGATTAGTTTATGGTCTTTATCAGGACACATTATTTATAGCAAGGAAAATAGTTTCTCCCTGATATACAATTTTTAAAAATTCATTTTGTGTTCTTGGGTCTAACACAACCGAACTTACACCTTTTTCATACATCATTTTTACAATTTGATTTTGTCGGTTTGCTAATGCTTGAAATAATTCTTCATCACTCGCTTGACTGTCATCTGGAAAAGGCAATGTGCCTATCTTATCATAACGCTTTGTCTTACGTATGTTTCTCCAAAAATAACGACCTTTTGAATTTGATTTGAGCATTCTTTCATAATGACTTCCAAAGCCGTAATAAACGTAATATGAGCCATTCCAAAATCTAATGTATAAATCGTTGTCTTGTCTACCTATACCACTGATGAACGAACTTGTAACCCATTGTAAGCCCCATTCATCCATTTTTAACTTTTGCTGTGTTGATGGTCTTATTCTTCGTGGTGTTGTGAAATCTTGTCTAAACTTAACGTTATCATCGTATAAGAGAATAGAACCATCATCTCTTAATTCTCCTATACTTGTAACTCTTGCCATTATTCTTCATCAACCGGTATTGTGTCTTCTAATTGATTACCAATAGCCGGTATGCCATTTTCTATCTTCATATTAACAACGACTTCTTTGATTTCTTCTTCTGTATATCTATTTCTTAATGCATATTCTATCGCTGTTTCATAATCAGAAACTTCCAACATTTTTTTAGCAGTATCAATGCGTTCATCAAATGTTTGATTATTATACATAGGGAATTCAATGTTAATATCTAAATCTTCATATATAGTGTCTATTTCAAAAACTTTAGAACCATCTTCTTGTTCACTAACTGATGCTGTTTTTAATTGACTAAATATAAGCAATAATTTATATGTATCTTTTAAAAACTTTTCCCATAGTTTTATTTTGTTATTTCTAACAATAATTGTTGAACGTTCTTTAATTTCTAAACTAACTCCACTTTGATTTGCTGAATGTGCTTCAAGGCCTACCGTTGTGTATGCTAAACCTATGGTCATCCATATGTTTTTAAGTTCTTCTTTGATACTGTCATCATACGGTGTTAAGTTAAGTTCAGGTATATCTCTACGTAATCCGGATTTATTTTCTAACCCTTCATCTCCTTCTGTGATTAACGTATCAAGTTCCCACTCTTTTGGAATGATTTCCTTACCTTGTTTATCGTGTTTAAGATTTCTATTATTCATTTGTAATATTGGTCTTGAACGGCGCGTATATGTTGTTTTAAGAGAGTATAACTCATCTATGACTTGGAATATATCTGTTACACCTTCAAAGTCACTACCGCCATACATTGTGTCTTCAAACTCATTTGTTTGTGTTCTATTCTTTTTGAATGTTGCTAATATAATTGGTATTGGTTTTTCTCCATCCAAAGTGATAATAATATCATCATAACCTTCTTCAAGTTCTGGTACAGTATTAATTGGTACTTGTTTTTCAATAGCACCGTTTGATTTAAGCAAATACAATCTATATCTTATATAACCTTTGCCATAATGAGATTTAAGTTTATACTTTTTATTTTTATGATTATAATCATCTTCAAATATAATCTCTTGTATTCTACCTAATTTTGAGCGTAATTTAACTCTTTCTGCTGGGTATGGAATAATAATAGGGTAATCGCTTAAGTCGCTATCATATACAAATCTATATGCCAAACTGCCTGAATAAGTTTCTAACGCTACTCCTGTTTGATATTTCTCATTAGCATCATTATCTTCTAATATTTTATATAACAAGTCTTGAAGAGCAAAACTTTCTGTCTCTTTACGTTCTCCGTTTTCATCTCTTAAATTTAGTTCAATATCTAAATCATCTGGGAATATCAAACTCTTCATTTGATTAACAATTATGTTAGGTGCAGGAAAGTGCATTTTTGCTACACTGTTTATTCCTTTTACCCATTCCCAAAACAATTGTCTTTGTGCTGAATACTTTTCTCCGGGTACCATTGAATATGTGCTATAAAAATTCATTAGGTCAGCAACATTACCGGTCGCCCATATCTTATACTCTTGTTGTCTAAATGCTGCAAGTCTTGGTAAATTATATTCTTTACCCGGCACTTCATACTTAAATACGTTGTAAGCACCTTTTATTCTTTTATCTATTTCTTTGCCTAATGTTTTTTCCACGAGCCAACTCCTTACACCCATATTCTATACTCCTTTATAAAGTGATAATTCATAACGATATGCACTCACACCATATTCAACAGCATCAATCCAATCTATACGTGTGCCTTCTTGCGGTGCATCATATCTCACATATTTACCCTTTTCACTTAATTTAGGGTCATACTGTGCTGTCTTATACGCTTCTATCGTATATTTGCAATTATCATAAAATCTTAATCTTCCTTGATATAACATATTGATGCCCGTTTTTATACGTTCATCTATTTCTTTCTTGATTGCTCTATCAACTCTTAAATTGATACCATGTTCATATTGTAGTCTTTCATACTCTCTTATGAATGTGATGTCATGGTCGCTATATACTCTTTTAGGAACTCCGCCCATTTTATTGATACCACGCTTTATAAAGTCAAAGTAATCTAATACATAATCACTTGGCATCTTAATACTATGCGCTTTAAGTCCTTCATTCTTATGTCCGTAATCCATGATAACATCTATGTTTCTAAAATCATTTGTGATGCCTAACAATACAAACGCTGTTGCAGATGTGTTTTCTCCCGGGTCTGCTATCGTTAAATAACTACGATATAGATTAGGATTAAAACTATCAGCAGGTAATATGTTTTGTTCTGTTACTTTATATATTAGACCTTCTGCTGCTACACGTTCTCCAAGTATATCTCGTTTATAGATAATACTATCAGGGTCATACTCTGCTTTAATCTCGTTCATACGTTCTATTGTCATAACAGGATTATCTAACATTGTCTTTTTAATGTAGTTTAAACTCCCCGCCTTTTCCCATCTATCTATTTGCTTATATACATCAGCCTTTGGGTCAATAGGGTTTAAATCAATAAAATGCATTCTATAACGTGATAGTGCAGTTCTCTTTAATAACTCATTTCTTGTTTCTTTATGTAGTAACTCCCATTGCGTTGCTATAACAGTTCCAACACTCCAACCTTTATATGGTTCATGTGAATTGGATTTATTACCGCCAAATGCCACAATATATTTAATAGGATGCCCGCTACCTTTTTTAGGCAACAATATCAAAGCATCACTACCTTCATACTTACCTTCAAATATACGTTGTCTAAATCTTACTTTCTTACCATCTATGATTTCAGTTCTTGCTTGCCAATCTGGCCAATGTTTAAGCCCCATACCTTCGCCATCAAAAATAATTGTCTTTGCTGATGACTGTGTAGGTGCTATGGCTAAATGTAACATATCAGGACTGTTATCTAATGCTGTTGCTGCCATAAACAAATTATCGCTTGTTTTAGCACTACGAATAGGGCCTTCACTCACATTGAACGTTTTAGGACTAAATACATAGTCTAACGTTCTTTTGTTAGGTTTTTTCCACTTCTTTAAATATGCACCATTACTAATGACCGCTTTCATGTTGTTCCTTTACGATATCAGCAAATGATGGTGCTATATTATCATTGCTCTCTAAATTAACTTCTTGTTTATTCTTCCATTTGCCAGGTGCTAAATTAGTAAGTGAAAATATCAACGCTCCTAAATTAGGTGCTAATTGTTCTCTTGTTTCTTCTTTGTTTAGTATCTCGCCTTTTGGATTATAGTTTATCTTAACCTTGCTTCTTACAACTTTACCTTTCGCTAAATCATATAAAGTTGCTTCCATTTCATCTATAAGTTGAGTGTCGCCTTTTTTTATTGACTCTACAAACTCTTCTATTTCTGCTTTATGTTTATATAGTGTGCTTTCTCCTATATGTAGCATTTTGGCTATTTTACTATATTCAGTGCCTATTGCTCTTAATTGCCTAATTTCACGCAAATACGGCTTTATATGTGTATCGTATTTATTTGGTCTTCCGCCTGCCATATCTTTCACTTCCTTCGTAGTGTCATAAAGAGGTCAACGACTTATATGACTGTTTACTATGCATAACACAAATAAGAAGCATTCCACTTCCTACCTTAATTATACTTATTTTAACTAAAATGTCAAGGCATAAAAAAAGCCCA